GCCGTGCACAAAAACCCGCTAATGTTGTAGCTCCTGCTACACGTAGCACACCACCTAACCGTATTAGGTTGAAGGCATCTGAAGCTGCGATTGCTCGTAGGCTTGGGGTTCCTTTGGAACTATATGCGAAACAGGTTGCTCAACTTAGAAATGGAGAATGAAAATGACTGCTACTGCACAAAATAGATTGGCTCGTGAATTGGATGACAGAATTGCCGCTGGTAGACCCACTAGTTGGCAAAATCCGGATAGTCTACCAATGCCAAACGACCGACCCGGCTGGAAGCATCGTTACATTCGCATTAGTATGATGGGTGTTTCTGACGCCAGTAATATTTCTTCTAAGTTGCGCGAAGGATACGAACCCGTTAAAGCGGAAGAATATCCTGAGTTAATGATGCACGCCAATCAAGAAGGCCGGTTCAAAGGCAATATTGAAATTGGTGGTTTGTTATTGTGCCGAATCCCAGAAGAATTTCTGAAACAGCGAGCCGAGTTCTACAACAATCAGAACAAAGCTCAAATGGAATCGGTAGATAACACGTTTATGAAAGATAGCGACCCTAGAATGCCTCTCTTTGCTGAGAAGCGCTCAAAGGTTTCATTTGGTTCAGGTTCTTAATTTTTTAAGGAAAAAACATGGCTTATCCGCTTATTCCAGCCCCTTATGGGCTTAAGCCTGTTAACTTGATCGGTGGTCGAGTATATTCGGGTTCAACCCGCATGTTCCCCATTGTGACTGGTTACAGCACTTCGATCTTCAACGGTGACGTTGTTGATATTGGTACAGGCAACAACATTGGTTGCGTGACACCTACACAACTTGCATATAACACTACTTCAGCCCAAGCTGGAACTATTGGTATTTTTGTTGGTTGTGAGTACTCTACTACTGGCGGCCCAATTTACGGCAAAAACCGTTTCCAATATTGGCAAGGTGGTACAACTGCTCCTGACGCTATTGCGTACGTCGTAGATGATCCTCAAGCTGTGTTCAAAGCTGTCGTTGTTAACGGTGGTTCTGCACAAAGCCAAACGGTTCTATACGCTAACCAAGCATACGTTGGCGCTAACATGTTGTACACAGGCCCCGGTGGTTTGACTACTACAGGTGACTCACTTGGTGGTGTTGCTTTGTCAGCCTCTGCTACAACTACTTCTGCCGTTACACCATTGACTACTAGCGCTCCTTTCCGTTGCGTTGGTGTGGTGCCTGACACAGCAGTGAGCGTGGCTCAAAACGCTACTTCCAGCTCTACGACAATTACTTTGTCTTCAGCTAATAGCGCTATCTATCCCGGTATGGCTGTTTCTGGCCCCGGCATTAACGCAGGTAGCAATACCTATGTTACAACCGTAAACGGTACAACAGTGACGATTAACCGTGCAGTTGCTACTGCTCAGTCTACCGCTACTGCGTTTACTTTCACTGGCTATCCCGAAGTATTGGTGACATGGAACTTCGGTTACCATAGTTATTTCAATGCTACTGGCGTTTAATTAAGGAGCTAACAAATGGCTATTTCACGTGCACAACTATTGAAAGAGTTGCTCCCAGGTTTGAACGCATTGTTCGGTCTAGAGTATGCTCGCTACGGCGAAGAACACAAAGAGATCTATGAGACTGAGACCTCTGAGCGTTCTTTTGAAGAAGAGACAAAATTGTCTGGTTTCTCTGCAGCACCTGTTAAAAACGAGGGCACCGCCATCGCTTACGACAATGCGCAAGAAGCATGGACAACACGTTATAACCACGAAACCATTGCTTTGGGTTTCTCAATCACTGAAGAGGCGATTGAAGATAACTTGTACGACAGCTTGTCTGCTCGTTACACCAAAGGTTTGGCTCGTGCTATGGCATATACCAAGCAAGTTAAAGCTGCTTCCGTTCTAAACAACGGTTTCACTTCTAGCTATGTTGGTGGTGACGGCGTGTCTCTATTCAATACTTCTCACCCCTTGGTGAATGGTGGTACAAACTCCAATACTCCTTCTACCCAAGTTGATTTGAACGAGACTTCTTTGGAAGCCGCCGTTATTCAGATCGCCGCTTGGACAGATGAGCGTGGTCTTTTGATCGCTGCCAAACCCAAGAAATTGGTGATTCCTCCCTCATTGATGTTCGTTGCAAAACGTTTGTTGGATACCGAACTCCGCGTAGCCACAAACAACAATGACATCAACGCTATCAAGCAAATGGGCGCGATTCCTGAAGGTTACACAGTTAACCACTTCTTGACCGATCCCAATGCTTGGTTCTTGACCACTGATGTGCCAAACGGTATGAAACATTTCATCCGTACTCCCTTGGCTCAGTCAATGGACGGGGACTTCGACACTGGTAACGTGCGTTATAAATCACGCGAGCGTTATTCTTTTGGATGGTCTGATCCTCTCGGAATCTGGGGTTCTTCAGGTTCATTCTAATTGGTACTATAGTACTAATACTAGGGCCCTTCGGGGCCCTTTTTTATGCTTGATTTGTCATAAATTTTAAGTAAGATGCTACTGCAGCATCCCCGACTGCGTTAATTTTTTGGAGAATTACATGTTTACTTTTAGCATTCAGTCCACTATTGGGGACACAACGATTACTTTTAAATCTGAGAGTTTAAATAAGCTTGCCGAAATTATGAATCGTTTTAACGAAGCATTGGGCGTTGAGTTGGATGACTCTGACGAACTAAAAGAAATCGGTGGTATCGATATCGACGAGTTGGAGTTTGACGAAGAAGGCTTTGCTTGGTGGTATGACGAGGGTTTTGATGAGTGGTTTTGGTATAACGAAGAAGGCGACTATTGGGAAGAAGCCGAGTACGAAGACGAAGAGTCTGAAGACGACGCAGAGTGATCTAGGGGGCTACGGCCCCCTTCTTTTTGCGCTGTTTGGCTTGCTTTTTGTTTTGTAAATCGTAGTGCAATATGCGGTGACAGTTTGAGCAAAGAACAATACACCTAGTAACTTCTTCATGCGCTTTTTTATATGACCCCATACGCGCCCATTCATGCACGCCTTTAACTTTAGTCTTTGGGTCTACGTGATGGAAGTCCATAGCGGCAGGATGCTTGAACCCGCACAAGCTGCAAGATAGGGTAGCTTTATAGTCTTTCCAAGCTTTTTTCTTGTCTTGATTTGATTTTTTTAATTTTGTACTACCGGCAGTTTTACTTTTTTCATAGTTATTTTTAGAATAAATTTTGTGCATTGCCTTGCGTTTTTCTGGGTCTTTATACGGCATGGATAATTTTCTTTCTCCAATACAGCGTCCCCTTTGCGCCCCAAGGATCGGTTGGCTCAAACATTTTAAATCCACAAGCAATTAAATTATTGGCGGAAGCTGGGTTATGGTAAGTATCCGTAACCACCCAATTCATTCCCAGCGCCCGCGCTTTTTGGAGCCGTACTTGAATAAGTTTTTTTTGTAGTCCATGCCCCCGATGAGCGTTAAGAACTCCAGCACGACACATGTACATACAGTCAGTCCAACGAGTAGAAGAAACAAGACCGCAAAAACCAGCGAGATTACCGGACTCAGTATAAAGAATCCACCAATGACCAGAGCTCGTAGCATATAGGGTATCTCCCGGCAGACACGTTTTTTGAAGATAGCGCAAGTTTTCCTGAATTTCAGGCAAAATAGTATTTACTTGACGAGCATTGTACTTCATGGTAGGGACTGTATCTTTTTAATGTGACAGTTAAATTATTGTTGACACACCCTAAATTTAGTGTATATTTCGCTTATCTGGGACTTTTTCTCTTGTTGCCAACCCGCCCAGGGGTCACGATGCAACGATTAACAAGAGGCTTTTGCATAAGGAATTATCATGTCACGCAGTACATTTGAAGGCCCAATCCTATCGGGCGACTCACGTTTTGGCCCCCTACGTAATGTAGGATATACCCAACTCGTTCAAAACGTTGATTTTAATTTTGCCAATACAACTGGTAACGGTTCTGCTGGTTATCCCGGTGGTAATGGTCAATTTGTTAATGGCAATTTGATCCCCAACACCAATGCAGTTGTGTATACACCTTCTGCTTCTGTATCCCCCCCAGTAGCGGCAACAATTACTGCTGACGCAGCTACAACCGTGTATCGTGGCGCAGTGATGTATCTCCCACAAGGCTGCCAAATTGTTGATGCAATTGTCGATGTTGGTACAGCGGTTGGCACTTCAGGCGCTACATTGACTGCAGCTTCTGTGTTGATCGGTAATGCGTTTAATGCTTCTACTTACGCTACAACTACTTTGACTGTAGCTACAAACGCTATTACTGCTGGTCGTTATACACCAACTTATTCAGGCGCTAATTTGATTGCATTGCAGTCTACAACTCAAGATATTACACAAACTGTATATCAAGGTTCAGGCCCCGGATCAAGCATCATGTCGCAAGTTGTATTTACATTGGTGTTGACAGGTACAACAACCCCTGCGCCTAATGCCGGAACTATGTATTTTACACTCCGCTATGTACAGCCTGACAATAACATTGGTACATTGACAACTTACCCCTACGGTAATTTTGATTAATCTCTAGGGGCTTCGGCCCCTATCTTCAACCTTTAAGGAGATTATTCATGGGACAATTTGTTGGATCACCATCTTCGGTTACCCAAAGAGGTCAGTACGAACCTTTTGATTTGCAAGTTTCTCGCAATCAAATTGCGTATCACACGCCGTTAAATATTTTTGGTTATGGCACAACTGGCACAACAGCCGGATTGTTTGTAACCATGTGGGAGAACTCTCCTACAACCAACTATGTATTTCCATCAAGCGCCGCAGTCATGTATGTGGCTAGTACCGTTGGCGCAGGTGATGCTGGGGCGTTGATTCAAGTCACTGGGCTCGATGCGAATTACAACCCTCAATCTGAAATAGTTGCATTGGGCGGCACTGCTGGCACAGGCGTAGCAACAACTAAATCGTATTTTAGAATTAACAACATTTCTGTTGCATTGGCTAGTACAGTAAATCCTACTGGTCAAATCACGATTCAGAATCAAGCTGCTACTTCTGGTGCTGTTGAGTACGCACAGATCAATACAACGACCTATAACGGTAGCACTGTGAGTTTAGGTACTTCACAGATGGCTGTGTATACAGTTCCAAACAACTACACGGCTCAGTTTACTAGATTTACTGCAAACAGTTCTTTTACAGGCAATACTGCGAATTACACAACTTATAGAGCAGTTGCACAGTATCCGTCCGTATTAAACTCTTCAGCTACATTGGTTAAACGTGTTGTTCTAAATACACCATTTGTTCAGCAATACAATATTCAACGTACATTCCCATTCGCTTACCCAGCTGGAACAGACATCCAGTGGCAGATTGCACCTAGCGCAACTACTGCAGCAACAGTAGGAATTAATATTGGTGGGGTATTGATCGCAAACAGTGTGGATTCTGGAAGCAAATAATGGCAACGACTCCTGCATGGCAACGCAAAGAGGGAAAGAATCCGAAGGGCGGATTAAACGCCAAAGGAAGAGCATCCGCAAAGAAGCAAGGGATGAATTTAAAACCTCCACAACCCGAGGGCGGCTCAAGAAAGAAATCGTTTTGCGCCCGAATGGAGGGGATGAAGAGCAAGTTAACGTCAGAGAAGACGGCGAAAGACCCAAACAGCCGGATTAACAAAAGCCTTCGGGCGTGGAATTGTTGATATGACAAACGCACACGACACTAAAAATATGGTCGATGGGGCTGTTGTGGTTATTGGCCTCGGCGGTTTCATGGAGTGGTTTCCACCCATTGTTGCATTGGTTGGCGGTATACTAACAATTGTTTGGATGTGTATTCGTATTTGGGAAACCGACACTGTTAAATTTTTAATTGGCCGCAAAGGTATTGATGATGCCCAGTAGTTCAGCAAAACAACATAAGTTCATGGAAGCAATTGCCCATAACAAAGCATTTGCTAAAAAAGTTGGAGTATCGCAGAATGTCGGTAAAGACTTTAGCGAAGCCGACAAAGGTAAAAAGTTTGGTCGTGGTGGAGTGTCCCGCCCTGATTTGGAAAAATTAAACTCTGCCAAAACGAGACACGGCGAAATGGCTTTAATGAAAAAAGGTGGAATCATGAAATCGGAAAAAGCAAGCGAAATGCGTCAAGCTAAAACTTTGGAAAAACTCGCTAAAGAAGAGCGTGCTGAAGCCAAGGGCATGAAACGTGGTGGCCACACTAAAAAGATGGCTTCTGGTGGTATGACTACTGGCAAACATGGCATTTCTGAAAAAAGTGGTTTAACAACCGCTAAGATGGGTAAAGCCGAAGTGGGTGGTAAGCTCAAACACGGTGAACACAGTATCCAGAAAAAAGGCCATACACGTGCTATGGAGCCTAAGATGGGCGCAGGTAAGCCCTTGGGTATGAAACGCGGCGGAAAAGCCTGTTAATTAAGGAGTTATCATGAAGCATCACGACCATATCGCAGACCATAAGCATCCATTTCATAGCGGTGGAGAAAAGCATCACGGCAAGACCGAGTTGCACCACGCTCAACACCCCCATCCCGAAGAGCATAGCCACATTCATGCTATGAAACACGGCGGGCACGTTAAGCACCATCACGAGCATATTGCCGAGCATATGAAAAAGCACGGTAGCCACCACGCTGAAGGCGGTCATATTCACCATCATGATCACGTTGCTAAGCACTTGGCACACCACGATGGACACCATATGGCTAAAGGTGGAATGGCTCATCACCATGAGCATGTTAAAGCTCACATGAAGCATCACGACCACAAGTAGGAGTTAATCATGGCCACAAGATGGGATAGAGTACCTAAGTTTGATGATGATGTTGTCAAGAGTACTATGGAAGATGCTCGCAAAGTCGGCAAAAGTACTTCCAATCTTAGAGGAGCTGCAGTTGATGCAGTTAAAGAAGCCGGTAGCCGAGCAGCTAGTCGCTTGGTTGGCCGTGCCGGTGCAGCAGGTGCTGCCCTTCAAGGTGGTTATGATATAGGCCGTGCCATCGATGAGTCTACAGGTCTTGGTAAGGCTATGGTTAATAAATCTGGACTTGGGGATGCGGCAGCTAAAGCAGCTACATCTGGAGAGCGAGTCACTTTGACCAAAGATGCGCAAGAACGTATTGACAAAGGAGCTTTAGATAAGAAGCCCATTAAACGTTCTGTGTCTAAAACAACGGTTAAGGCTGAGCCTGCAACCAAGTCCGATGATTACGAGGGCGACGAAGGCTATACAACCCTCAATATGAAAAAAGGTGGCATGGCCTCTGCATCTAAACGTGCTGATGGTAAGATTACCAAAGGCCACACAAATTGCAAGGTGTGCTAAATGATGGCGAGCCGGGGCATGGGCGTAATCAGCCCTTCAAAAATGCCCAGCAAAAAAACTATACATCGTAAGGATAGTCCCCAAGATGTTGAAATGTATAAAAAAGGCGGCGGAGTAAATGCTGCTGGTAATTACACTAAACCCAGTCTGCGTAAACGGATTGTGTCGCAAGTAAAAGCCGCAGCAACTCAAGGTACAGGTGCGGGTCAATGGTCAGCCCGCAAAAGCCAACTAGTTGCAAAAAAATATAAAGCAGCCGGAGGCGGTTATCGTGACTGAGGCTATAAAAACTTGTACAGATTGTGGAGAATCAAAACCTTTGTCTGCTTTTCGCAGTCGAGGTGGAGAAATGAAACATCTTTACAAAAGCCACTGTAACACTTGTCTATACAAAAGACACAAAGATTGGGCTGAAGATAATCCACATCGAATTGCTGAGTATCGTGAAAAAGATCCTTGGACATTAGCTAAAAGATGCAACCGTCGCGGGATAACGCCTGAACAACTTGTTGATTGTTATGAACGACAAGAAGGATGTTGTGCAATTTGTAAAAATGAAATTGCTCTAATTGGTAGTGCAATAGATCATAATCACGATACTGGAGAGTTTCGCGGTGTGTTATGTAAACAATGCAACAGAGCTTTAGGTATGTTTAAAGACAGCCCTATAGTATTACGTAATGCGCTAGAATACTTAGAAGAATTTGGGAACTATGGAAATGGCGCTTAAACCCACCCAGCAATCGCTCAAAAATTGGGGCGATCAAAAATGGCGAACCAAAAGCGGTAAGCCATCAAGCAAAACGGGTGAGCGGTATCTTCCGGAGGCCGCAATTAAATCTTTGTCTCCTTCAGAGTATGCGGCAACGACAAAAGCAAAGCGTAAAGGTAAGGCAGCAGGTAAACAATTTGTAGCCCAACCCAAGACGATTGCAAAGAAAACAGCAGGATTTAGATAATGGCCACTTCTCCTAGTACATCTGGAACCGCTGCGTTTAACCTAGACCTCACAGAGATTGTTGAGGAGGCTTTTGAGCGCATTGGTTCTGAGGTTCGTACTGGCTATGATTTGCGTAGTGCTCGGCGTAGCCTTAATATTATGTTTGCGGACTGGGCTAATCGTGGCATTAACATGTGGACGATGGATTCTGGCGTTATTAACCTAGTCCAAGGTCAAACTACTTATGCTTTGCCCGCCGACACCGTCGATCTTTTGGATCATGTAATACGTACTCAGGCAAACAGTTCAAGCAATCAAGCAGACTTGACCATTACCCGTATTAGTATTTCTACCTACGCTACGTTGCCCAATAAAATTCAGCAGGGGCGGCCCATTCAGGTGTGGATTCAACGCCTAGATAGTATGACTTCGCCGACTACGTCTATGGTGGCTTCCGCTGTTGGCGCTACGGATACAACAATTACGCTTACATCAGTGGTTGGCTTGCCCAATACAGGGTTTATTCAGATCGATAGCGAGACTATCTTTTACAGCTACGTGAGCGGCAACCAGCTAGGAAACTGTTTCCGTGGCCAAAATAATACAACTGCAGCTACCCATAATGTGGGCTCGTTAGTTAATTATCAAAATCTACCGTCCGTTACGGTTTGGCCAACCCCAGACAATGCACAGCAGTACCAATTTGTATATTGGAGAATGCGTAGGACGCAGGATGCTGGCGGCGGCGTGAATGTTATGGACGTTCCATTTAGGTTTATTCCCTGCATGATTGCAGGCCTTGCGTACTATTTGGGCGGTAAAACAGCAGACATGCAACGCCTACCAATGCTTAAAGCCCAGTATGATGAGGCATGGGAACTGGCAGCGCAGGAAGATCATGAGAAAGCGGCTATCCGGTTTGTTCCTCGCCAGATGTTTATTGGGTCGACCTACTAATGGGTAATCGGTTTGCATCGGGTAAGAATGCGATTGCCGAATGTGATCGCTGCGGGTTTCGTTTTAAGTTAACACAACTCAAAAAAGAAGTTGTCAAGACCAAAAACTACGAGTTGCTGGTTTGTCCTCGGTGCTGGGATCCAGATCATCCTCAACTACAATTGGGTATGTATCCAGTCGATGACCCACAAGGTCTTCGCAACCCTAGGCCAGATAGAAGCTACGTAGCTTCGGGTCTATTAGCTGATGGCAGTACAGGCGAAGGTAGCAGGGTTTTCCAATGGGGTTGGAATCCAGTCGGTGGTTCTAGAAATTTTGATGTGCCGTTGACTCAAAATGACTTGATACCGCAAGTACAAGTTGGTACAGTAACGGTAGTTGTAACATAGGAGTTTAAGATGGATAAGAAAGAAGTCAAGCAGATCGCCGACAAAGAAGTTAAGAAACATGAAGGCCATATGCACAAAGGTAGTAAACCTACCAAATTCGCTGCTGGTGGTGTTACCAGTAAGTCAATGATGCAGCATGGTCGTGGCATGGCTAAAGTCATGAATCAGCGTTCTTCTGGTAGAGGTGGTTAATATGGCTACTTCAATCAAGTCACCCAATAAAAAATTCAACGGCCCTGCCGAGGAATACGCAAAACCACATACTATGACAGGTAAAACTGTGGATGTTAATACTGTTCATGCAGGTGTGAGTAGTAATGAAGAATATCTACGCAATGCCAATGTATCCGTGGCTAACAGCCGTAGTAATGAGTACCCACCCACAAAGACTTCAGGTATTCAAATGCGTGGTACAGGTGCAGCTACTAAAGGCGTAATGTCTAGAGGCCCAATGGCATGAATTACACCCAGCTTAAGCAACTAATACAGGACTATACACAGAACTACGAAACTACTTTCGTAGCAGATATTCCTACGTTTGTTGAGCAAGCTGAGCAGCGCATCTTTAATTCGGTACAGTTCCCATCATTACGCAAAAACGTGACTGGAGCTATTACTGTTAATAACCAATATCTCTCTTGCCCCTCTGATTTTCTTGCACCGTACTCGTTGGCCATATATCAAAATACTTCAGCTACGGCTACAGGGACTTCAGGGGCATTCTATATAACATTAACTTCTACACCGTCTCCAGCTGTATCTGCGGGTATGTACGTATCCGGTACGGGTATTGGGGCCGGTGCAGTTGTTCTTGCTGTTTCTGGTACTTTGGTTACCCTAACAATGCCAAATAGTGCTACGGTTTCAGGTACTATTTCTTTTACAGGAAACTATCTGTACTTGCTCAATAAAGACGTAAACTATATTCGTGAAGCCTACGGGGATCCAATCGCTTACGGCACGCCTAAATATTACTCTTTGTTTGGGCCGACTGTGGCAAGCGGGACAGTTAGTAATTATCTGTCTTTCATCTTAGGCCCAACGCCTGACGCTAACTATTCGGCCGAGCTGCACTATTACTACTACCCAGAATCAATCACCACTGCTTCTAGTGGTACTTCTTGGCTTGGAAACAATTTTGATACTGTGCTTTTATACGGCTCTTTGGTTGAGGCTTATACCTTTATGAAAGGTGAAACTGATATGTTTACCATATACAACCAAAAATACATAGAAGCATTGGCATTGGCTAAACGTCTTGGTGATGGTATGGAGCGTCGTGACGCATACCGTTCTGGGCAAACTAGGATTGATGTTACATAATGGCTATTGCTCAAACAGCTACCACCAGCTTTAAAGTCCAGCTTGCACAGGGTTTGCACAACTTTGGGCCTACTAGCCCCAATACGTTTTATATTGCTTTGTTTACTTCTGCAGCTAATCTAGGCCCAACTACTACAGCTTGGACTTCTGGGATGGTCGGAGAAGTATCCGGTTCGGGCTATACTGCTGGGGGTCAACAACTAGTCATTACAACTACACCGACTTCAGGCGTATCTGGGACAACAGCTTATTGGTCGTTTGCCAACGCAATTTGGAGCCCAGCAGCCTTTACAGCTCGCGGTGCCTTGATATACAATCAAACACAAGGAAATGCTTCTGTGGCGATTCTTGACTTTGGTAGTGATATTACTTGTGCCAATTCATTTACAGTTCAATTCCCAACACCTACTAACACAACCGCTATTTTAAGGATTGCATAATGCAAACAGAAAACATTAAACCTTTCGAGCAGACCGCTGTTTCGGTGGCTGTAAACTCTGCATTAACAGAAGATACAAGTGTGGTAGGTCACTACACCGTTACCTGTATTGCTGCTGACGGAACAATCCGTTGGGAAGAAACATTCAAGAACCTCGTGGTCAACGTGGGTAAGACTGACCTCTTGAACAAGTATTTTGCGGGCTCTTCTTATACGGCTACTTGGTATTTGGGCTTGGTGGATGGTGCTTCTACCCCCACCTATAACGCCGCCGATACAATGTCTTCACATTCGGGATGGACTGAAAATGTTGGCTACTCTCAATCGACTCGTCCTGCTGCTGCTTTTGGGGCCGCTTCTGCTTCTGGTGGTGGCGCTGGCACTGCTGGTACTGGCACTATTTCTACCTCTGCTACAGCATTCACTATCAATGCTACTGGCACTATTGCAGGCGCGTTCTTAACGACAGTCAGCACCAAGTCAGGTACGACAGGTACTTTGTATTCTGCTGGTAGCTTTACGACTGGAAACCGTTCTGTTTTGTCAGGCGATACGTTGAACGTCACTTATACCGCTAACTGCTAAGGATCAATCATGGCTGCAAAATTTGTAATTGGTGAGAACGTCAAGGTAGTTCCTGCTCCTGTTGATCCTGCGGGCCCAGTCTTGGCTATGCAGATGGACTCTACTGGAAACATCCAATACTTGATTGGCTGGACGGATGAGAACAGCGTAGCCCAGCAAAGATGGTTTAACGAAGAACAACTAGCCGCTGCATAATGCATGTCCACCTACAATGTATCAGTAACTGAATACGCCAATAATGGTGGGTGGGGTTCTGCGACTTGGGGTACAAATGCTTTTGGTGGAACGCCGTCTGTAACGGATACGCTTTATCCATCGGGAACATCTAGTGTTACAGTAGCTGAGAGTTTTGTCTCCCCTTTTGGTTATGGTACTTGGGGGCAATCAAACTGGGGCGGCACATCTTCTTTATTAGACTCGGTAACTAATGCCGTTTCTGATAGCTCCACGGTATCGGAGACTGCTACTGTAACCGATAGCTTGGCAACAATAGCCGTCAGCAATTTGGCTTTAACTGAGACTGCCACGGTCACTGATTCTCCTAATGCGGTTAATACTTCAAACCCAGCTATCTCTGAAACAGTCACAGTAACTGATACCGTTGATGTTGGAAACAGCACTTCCTTACAGATAGTCGAAGGTTTTGTAGTTGCTTTTGGCGCAGACACTTGGGGTACAGGTGCATGGGGTGGCGGGTCTACTTTGGCGGATGTTGTCACAGTAACAAATACGGTAAGTTCTGCGGTTTCTGAAACCATCACAGTCACGGATTCAGTCACATCCCAGCCTATTTATTCTTTGGCGGTCAGCGAAACAGCGACAGTTACGGATTCAGTCAGTACAACCCAGACGTTCTATTGCCCATTATCGGAGACATTAGCTGTATCTGATTCTGTCAGCGTTGCCCAAATTTTTGTTTGTTTAGTTGTTGAGACAAGTAT